TATTTGAGTGAATTGCCGTCAGTCGTAGTAGTCACGATAGGCGATGGCGGTCCTGCAATCACAACGGCTTCAGGGTCGCCAGGAGTCGCAGGAGGCACGACTACTTTCGGGAGCATATTGACTGCTTACGGCGGGGCAGGTGGCGCTAAAGCTGATAATAACAGAGCAACTCCAGGTGGTGCAGGTGGCGGCTATTATGGTATGGGAACTGGCGGCGTCGGAGGAGTATACGGAACCAGTGCAGCCGGCAATGGAGACCAATATACTGGCGGCGGTGGTGGCGCTACTTATACATATAGTTACGGCGGTGATGCGATATACGGAGGTGCCGGAGGTGGTGGCGGCGGACACAACTCACCAACTGGTGTCGGTGGAATTAGCAAATTTGGCGGCAACGGCGGTGACGGCGGCGTGACTGATGGTAGCGCATCTGCTGGTAGCGTTCCCGGCGGAGGTGGCGGCGGCGCTTGTGGTCATACAGGTGCGTCATCAGGAGCCGGCGCTCGCGGAGAATTGAGAATCTGGGTTATAGGATAATAATATGTCAACATTGCAAGTAGCAAACGTTCATCTAGAAACTACGGGAAATAATAGAATACAATATGCAGGATCTAATGCGTATTCACTGTATGCAGGCGGCGTGAACGTTGCGTCTGTAAATTCTACAACCATTGCGGTCAATGCTGCTATGACTGTTGCAGGTTCACCTGTATTGTCAGAAGGAATGACAGTATTAGGAACTCTGACTTTGACGGGGACGACTTCACAATCTCTGACAGGTTTAAATTTAACGAACTACAAGCAACTTCTATTTGATGTAAACGGCGTGTCACACAACTCAGGAACTTCCCAGACTTTGTCAATCGGTGCTGCAGATGTCATCACAGGTGCAACAGCCGGGGATAACATCTACGGAAACATATGGGTGTCTTTATGGAATGGTATTGCTGTGCCGAGTTTAACTAGAAACAACAATATACCGGCAGGTCTAGCTACAGGTGGTATGCAAATTTCTCAATCTGGATATTCAACCGCAACTACAACAATCACAGCTGCAATTAGCGCCGGTTCATTCGACGCAGGAACAATCAGAGTTTACGGTATACGATAAACTATAGGTGAGCAATAATGTCAGAATTGAAAGTCACTGCAATTGAAGCAAACAACACAGTAAACGCCGCATCAGCATATGTGGGTAATACTGCAGTGTATGCAGGCGGTATATATCTTGCTGGTGACAACTCAGTTGATACTAATACTATCATAGAAAGTGTCACACATACAGGTGGCCAGCAAACACTGGACATTACCTATGGTAATGGAACTTTCTATGCATGTGGCTATGGCGGCAAAATATCAAAAAGCAATGATCACGGAGTAACATGGACCTATCTCAATTCTATAACAACCAATAACCTTCGCGGAATTGCTTATGGTAACGGTAAAATTGTAGCAATCGGCGCTGTCGGGAATGCGTATGTGTCATCTGATGATGGTACTACATGGACAAACGCCGCAATGGCTAACACAACCTCGACTATGCGTGGAATAATTTACGGAAACGGATATTTTGTCGCAGTTGGTGCAAACGGGGTTAACGGTGTTATCCAATCTTCTACTGACGGCACTACATGGTCAGTTCAATATAATGATACTACCTCTACACCATGGGATATTGCTTATGGTAATGGTGTTTTTGTTGTCGTGGGTAGCGGTAACGGGGTTACAGTATCATACGGGACGCCAAACAATTTCACAAAATACGCAACCGTATTGGCGGGCACATCATCACCTGCATACTACGGCATCGACTACAGCGAAGATATCGGAAGATTTTACGCTGTCGGTAAAAATAACTACGTTGTTTCATCATTATATTCGTCAACCTCAACTGCATGGGATACTCTATATAGCGAAGTAACGCCTGGGTCGTTTTATCACGTTGCAGTCGGCGGAAATACTGTAATAGCAACGTCATTGACCAACAATTACATATTGAAATCTTCTGATTACACAGGAACTTCTTGGTATAAAATCAACGTATCAACAACACTGACAACTAACGTGAACGGTGTCAAATTCGGCAATGGTGCGTTCACATTCGGTTGTGAAGATGTCGCAACCTCTACGTTCTATTACACTCCTAAGGGCAATGTTGACATTTCACCGTCAGGCATCAGAGTCGGCAATAACAAAATTTTAGCCAACTCATCTGTTGCATCTATAAACATAGGTGGGACTACGTTTACGTCATACCCGACTGAAATAGTTAACACGCAAATTTTCACCGCAAACGGAACATGGACCAAGCCTACATGGGCTACTGACGGTAAAGAATTGATTATCGCACATCTATGGGGCGGTGGGGGCGGCGGTTCTATCAACGCAGGAGGAGGTGGCGGTGCTTTTGTTTTTGGTTATTTTATAGCAAATAACTTGAGTGCGACTGAAGCAGTAGTAGTAGGGACTGCGGGTCTTGAGGGATTGGTCGACGGAACTGCAGGCGGATCATCTTCATTTGCAAACTTGGTCGCATATGGCGGAGGCTATGGAAGCGCAAACGCATCGGCAAATCCGTCAACAGCTGCTGGTAGCGGAGGAGGATGGCAAGGACCGGGATCTAACACATTTGCTGGCGGACCCAGAGCAGGGACAACCCTGACCCCAGATTCTATCTTCGGCGGCGGTCGTGCTTATTCCTTATCTTCATATCCTGGAAACACTATATACGGTGGTGGTGGCGGCGGTGGTGGTGCTAGTGCTCCTGGCGGAATCGGCGGTTCTTCGATTTTTGGCGGCGGTGGCGGCTCTCTAATTACAGTCGCTCCAGGTTTGTCAATTTATGGCGGCCGCGGATCAAACTCAACTGCAGCAGGTATTGCACCTGGCGGCGGCGGATCAGGTTCACCTTCAAACGGAGCTATAGGTGAAGTAAGAATCTATACATTAAGGATAATATCGTAATGTCAACTGTAAACGTATCAACTATATACACAGAAACTGTTATTGCATCAGGCAACGTGTTTGTGGGTAATTCTGCGATAAACGTTGCGTTAAGAAGTAATAATACAATAACTGTAGGTTCAAACGTTTTCATGAACTCTACATATGTTTCGGTCGGAAACTCAACAGTTAATACTAGTATAAATTCCACTGCTATGTATACTACAGGGATAACCATCGGTGATGCATATGTTAATTCCACTAACATCGTCGCCAAAAGAACCGACTATCAAGTATTCACATCAAATGGCGTATGGACTAAACCTACATGGGCAGCAGCTAATGATCTTGTCACTGTAATGATGTGGGGCGGCGGCGGAGGAGGCGCTACAGCTATAACTGGTTCTGGCGGCGGCGGCGGCGCATGTAAACTATTGAACATATCTGCGGGTGATTGTAATACGGTGTGTAACGTAGTAGTGGGAATCGGAGGAACTAGTGCAAGCGGAGCTAATGGCGGAACTGGAACTGCTAGTATATTTTATCCCAATACTACTTTAGCAATAGCAGCATATGGCGGCGGCGGTGCCTATGCAAACGCAACAATATCTGTTGGCGGGGGCGGGGGCGGCGCTTTCAGCGCAGGGACAACCAATTCATCCCCTACAATAGGAGCAACTGGCGGTGCTCCTTACGGAGGAAATTCACTAGTGACTGAAAGTTCCTGGGGAGGTGGAATGGGTGCAAACGGTTCTATTGCGGGCGGCAACTCTGTTTTTGGTGGTGGCGGCGGCGGAACTTCGACTTCGGCAGGTGGCAAATCAATCTATGGCGGGGGTGGCGGAACAGGTCAATTCGGGAATCCGGGAACCTCTATACACGGCGGCAATGGTGCGCAAGCAGGGAGCGGCGTTCCTGCGGGCATCCCCGGTGGCGGCGGCGCAGGTTCTTTAATAGACGGCGCTAGAGGCGAAGTTAGAATTTGGGTCCAGAAAGTAACATGAAAATATCAACGTCAAATACTTCTGCAAGCAATTCGATCAATACGTCAAACTCAATTAGCTCAAATTCTGTTACTATTGATTATTCAGGTATAAAGTTCGGATCTTCTTATGTAGCAAATACAACTGCAATGTCTGTCGGCACAAATGCAATCACTCCTAGCGCATTGTCAGTAGGTGCGTTATCAGTAGGCGGTGTTTTAATAGGTGCTGGATTTCTTAACGGCATAGTCAATTGTCAATTTTTCACTGCTAACGGAACATGGAGTAAGCCGGGAAAATTAACTGGAGATGAAACAGTTTTTATCATGGCATGGGGCGCAGGTGGTTCAGGAAATACAGGCACTGGTGGTGGCGGCGGTGCTTGCATGGTAACCATCTTACCAGTATCAACATTTGACAACACTTGTGTGGTTGCTGTGGGAACTGGCGCGCCTGGAGCTAATGGCGGAAACAGCACATTTGCAGTTAATTCTAGTTTGACAATCACTGCCTATGGTGGGGGTAGTGCGAACGGAACAGTACCCGGAGGTGGCGGCGGGTGGTTATCGTCATCTACTGCAAATGGAGTCGGCGGGTTTCCTTATCAAGGACTCACAGGATCCACAGGCGGGAATTCTTTATATGGCGGCGGAGGCGGTGGGACAGGAACCGCCGGCGCAAACGGAGGATTATCTGTTTTTGGCGGCGGCGGCGGTGGGCTTTCAGGATCACCCAATGGATACGGCGGATTTAGTTGGTTCGGAGGATCTGGCGGAGGCAACTCATCACCTTTAAAAGCTTCAATCATGGGTGGTAACGGGGGAAACAACACTGTCTCTGCAACAACACCAGGTGGCGGCGGTGGCACTGCTACGGCGACTGCAGCAGGAGCAAACGGAGAAGTAAGGGTATGGGTATTAGGATGATAACAAAAGAAATATTAAAGAAAATTGCACCGTATGCAAATGACAAAATCATTGCGGATCTAGAGGTGTATTTAAACAAGCATATGTTAAAGTATGGGTTGAATACTAAACTTCGCATATGTCATTTCATAGCTCAAGCTGCGCATGAAACAGATTCATTCAAAACTCTTGAAGAATATGCCTCAGGAGTTAAGTATGAAGGTCGTAAAGATCTAGGCAACAACATAAAAGGTGACGGGAAGAAATATAAAGGTCGTGGGATTTTCCAATTGACCGGTCGAACTAATTATGAGTTGTATGGTAGTAAGTTGGGATATGATTTAGTCAACAATCCTGATCTTGCAAAAGATCCTGAAATTTCAGTTCTCACCGCACTAGAATATTGGAACAACAGAAAATTATCTCAATTGGCTGATATAGATGATGTTGAGAATATAACAAAACGTATCAACGGCGGACTGAATGGGTTTGAAGATCGTAAAGTATACCTTTCCCGTGCCAAGAACATAATACCTGATGATTTAACTGCTAGGCCTGAAACACCGATCAATATCGTCATGGCTAAAAAAGGTGATAAGTCGAACTATGTGATGGATATACAGAAAATGTTGAACGCTAAAGGTTCTACTGTGATAGTAGACGGAAACTATGGTTCAGGAACTGAAATCGCAGTCCGGGCGTTCCAGCAATCGCATGGTCTAGAAATTACGGGTTCGGTTGACACCAACACACTAAACAAACTAATGGAGGCATGAATGGAAAGAGAAAATAGTTGGATTAAACATTATTGGCGCCCATTCATGGCGTATCAATATCTCGCAGTGTGTCTTGCGGACTTTATCGTATTCCCGTTTCTGACTATGCTGTTCTCACACTATACAGGGACACCGTATGTTCAATGGGACCCGATTACTCTAAAGGAATCGGGATTCTATCACCTGTCAATGGGTGCGATTATTGGTGTTGCAGCATGGACTCGTGGACAGGAGAAAATTCGCAATCTGTATACAGGTGAGGTCACTGAAACAAGTTCGACTTCACAGTCGCCAAAATGAGGTAAATCATGTTAGCATTGCTATCACCACTTATCGGAATTATAGGCAGTTTGCTGCCTTCTGTTGTTCGTATATTTGAGCGCAAACAGGAACTACAACATGAAATCGAACTCACAAAAATTAAATTGGACGCTTCTCTCAAAGCCGCTGAAGCCAATATTAAGCTGGAAGAGATTAAGGCTGATACTGCAGAGGGACAGTCTATTCGAGATCATGATAAGTCTATTGATGGTGGAAAGTTTATTAACGCACTACGAGCTTCTATTCGACCAGTCATCACTTACGTCTTTTTTGGCCTATTTGTCGCAGTTAAAGCAGCTGCTGCTTATGTGATGATTCATAATGGTTTGTCAGTCCCTGAAATGCTCAAAGCAGTATGGGATTCTGAAACAATGGCGCTTTTCTCTACTATCATGGCATTCTGGTTCGGTTCTAGAATAATTGAAAAGATGGACAATCGGATTTCGAAAAAATAGCTCCGTCATAAATACTAAATAAACACGGAGACAACAAATGGCAGTCCCTTCATCAAGAGAAACTTTCAAACAGAATTGCTTGCGCAGATTAGGTGCGCCAGTTATTGAAATCAACGTGGATGACGATCAAGTAGATGATCGCATTGACGAAGCATTGCGATATTATTGGGATTACCACTTTGACGGTAGTGACAAAATTTACTACAAATATCAAGTCACTCAGACAGATAAAGACAACAAGTATATCACCATACCTGACAACATCATTGGTGTGGTGAATATTTTCAATGTCGGTGCTTCACTCAACGTCAATAACATCTTCAACATCCGCTACCAGATTGCGTTGAACGACCTATACACGCTAACCAACGTGTCATTGGTTCCATATTTCATGGCTATGCAACACATTCAATTGATCGAAGAAATCCTCGTAGGTCGTAAACAAATTCGATACAACCGTCACAAGAACAGACTCTATATCGACATGGATTGGAGTCTCGTCGCAGTTGGCGAATATATCATTGTCGAGGCATATGAAGTCATCAATCCGGACACATACACTGATGCATGGAATGACCGTTGGTTGCTACAATACACAACCGCTTTGATCAAGCGTCAGTGGGGCAACAACTTGAAGAAATATCAAGGTATGCAAATGCCTGGCGGGATCACGTTCAATGGTCAAAAAATCTATGACGAAGCAATGGAAGAAATTCAGCAACTAGAAAAAGAAATGATCGGCAGTTATTCATTGCCTGTAGTTGACATGATAGGATAAATCGTGGCAACAAATTTCTATTTCAATAACTATCAAAATTCACAAGAGCAGACTCTTCTAGAGAATCTGATCATTGAATCTATTAAAATTTATGGTGAGGATATGTATTACCTCCCTAGAACACTAAACAATAAAGATGAACTGTATAGCACTGATGATAGTTCTAGTTATGATGAAGCAATACTAGTTGAATTGTATATCAAGAACGTTGATGGGTTTGGCGGCGACGGAAGTTTCATGTCAAAGTTCGGACTTGAAATTCGTGACCAAGTAACGTTCACTATTGCAAAACGTGTGTTCGAAGATGAAATAGGAATTGCTCGCAACTTCATTCGTCCTCGTGAAGGTGATTGCATTTACTTCCCGTTGAACAGAAAAGTTTTCCAAATCAAATACGTTGACAACAAACCAATCTATTATCCATTGGGTGCGTTGCAGATGTATGATTTAACTTGTGAATTAATGGAATATTCTGGCGAGTCATTCAACACAGGCATCCCAGAAATTGACGATATTCAAGATAAATTGTCATTGAATATCTTTGATTATGGCATATTGACTCAAGACAATTTCATGCTTGCAACTGAAGACGGTGATTATATCGTCAACGAAGAGTTTGTCATTGACGAGATTGATCCCGATTCTGATAACAATGAAATTGAATCTGAAGCACTAGAATTTCTTGACTTCAGTGAGCGCGATCCATTCTCTGAAAACGGAGTTTACTGATGTATACTTATTTGATCGGTTGGTCTAAACTCAATAAATTCTATTATGGAGTGCGATACTCAAAATACGCCAAAACTGATGATCTATGGGTCACATATTTCACATCATCTAAAGTAGTTAAAACATACAGAGAAAAATTTGGTGAACCTGACGTAATAGAGATAAGAAAAAAATTTGACTGTGCTAAAAAAGCACAGTTGTGGGAACATAGAGTCCTTAAAAAACTATTATCTTCAAACAGAGAATTGTGGTTAAACGCCACTGACAACATTGCAATTCATTTCAAAGGCAATTACAGCAACACAAAACCGGGTAGTATTGCGAGCGTTCAGAAGACTAAAGGTAAAACATACGAAGAATTGTATGGCGTAGAGAAAGCAGCTGAACTGAAAAAGAAAAAATCAGAACAATCTAAACTTAGATGGAATACTCCAGAAATACGAGAAAGAATGTCTAAGCCTAAAGATCCCATGGTATATAGAGAAGCTGCATTGCGTATGTGGGCTAAAAGAAAACAAATAGGAGGCTAAAATTTTCGGACATACATGGTATTTCAGCACTATGAGAAAGTATGTCATTCTATTTGGCACACTTTTCAATGACATTCACATAACAAGAACAAATTCAGCAGGTGCTACAACAAGCCTGCTGAAAGTTCCTTTGTCATATGCTGCTAAAGAAAAAATGTTAGCACGCCTGGAAGGCGATCCTGAAATTCAACGTGAAACTGCAGTTTTACTACCTAGAATGTCATTTGAAATGACTGGTGTGTCATATGACGCAACTAGAAAATTGAATACTCTAGGTAGAGTAGCAGGAAAAGATACTTCGAACCTTAATAAACTCAAGTATCAGTATAATCCTGTGCCTTACAATTTGAAATTCAGATTGAATGTATATGTTAAAAATGCTGAAGATGGCACGAAGATTGTTGAGCAAATTCTTCCATTCTTCACACCAGACTGGACATCCACAATAGCATTGATACCTGAACTCGGTATCAATATGGATATTCCTATCATTCTCGACAACATTTCAATCGAGGATACATATGAAGGTAAGTTCACTGAACGAAGAGCACTAATATGGACTCTCGAATTTACTTTGAAGGGATATATCTATGGACCGATTAAGAAATCTAGTATCATTAAGTTTGCTAACACTTCGTTCTATATTCCTGACAGCAATATCGTGGACATTGCAAGCGCTGTTGGTGTTAGTAGTCCTAATGACCGTGTCACTGTTGCTCCGGGGCTTGACGCCAACGGAAATCCTACATCTAATGCAGCGCTGACGATTGATAGAAACTTAATAGAGGCGGACGACGATTACGGATTTGTTACAAACATTTCCGGCATCATACTATCCGAATAATTCATGGCTAATAATGATCCCATTGGTAAAGCTCTAGACATGGCACCTATGCCAGAGCAACCTAAACTAGTTTTGGGCACTGTTTCGATTGACGATGACAATGACTATGAGTATGCTCGTCAAAACATCTATTCTGTGATCGAAACAGGTGCGAATGCGTTAGATGAGCTCGCGCAAGTCGCTGCCCAAACCCAACATCCTCGTGCATTCGAGGTCCTCGCAACTATGGTAAAAACTTTAGTTGAAGCAAACAAAGACCTAATGAATCTCAAGAAAACAAAAATTGAGATCCAGAAGGCTGCTGATGGTCCTAATGATAGTATGGGGGGAAATAAAGTTCAGAATAACCTATTCGTAGGTTCGACAACTGAATTGCAAAAATTCTTGAAAGACATGAGAAACAAGAATGAATGATGACGTAGTCTATTCTGATAACCGTGGTTATAACGGTAACATCAACCTGAAACGTCAAAACGTTGGGGTTGATTGGACACCAGAAATGGTTGCAGAGGTTCTGAAATGTCAAGCAGATCCTATCTATTTCATCAAGACCTACATGAAGATTATACACGTTGATAAAGGACTTGTCAACTTCGATCTGTATGATTATCAGGAAAAAATGGTCAAGTCGATGACCGACAATCGCTATACTATTCTTGCAACTGCTCGTCAGATTGGTAAGTCGACAACGACTTGCGGATTCATTCTGTGGTATATTCTATTCAACGATGAAAAAACAGTTGCATTGCTTGCAAACAAAGGTGATACCGCTCGAGAAATTCTAGGCAAGGTGCAACTCGCATATCAGCATTTGCCTAAGTGGTTACAACAAGGTGTTGTCGAATGGAACAAAGGTTCACTTGTTCTAGAAAACAAATCTCGCGTTGTCGCAGCAGCAACTTCGTCTGACTCTATTCGTGGTTTCTCTATCAACCTATTGTTTATTGACGAAGCCGCGTTCATTGAAAACTGGGATGAGTTCTTCAACTCAACCTTCCCTACCATTTCTTCTGGGGAAACTACTAAGGTTGTGCTGGTATCTACGCCGAATGGTATGAACCACTTCTACAAGACGTGGGACTATGCGTTGCAAGGCAAAAATGAATACAATCCGATCAAGGTTATGTGGTATGACGTTCCTGGTCGCGGCGATGATTGGAAAGAAAAAACTCTCGCAGCGATGAACTACGACTACGAAAAGTTCTCACAAGAACACGAAGTAGAATTCTTAGGTTCATCAGGCACACTGATCGCAGGTTGGAAATTAAAAGAGCTAGTTGTGAAACCTGCGCAATTTGCTCGTAACGGAATGTATATCTACGAAGATAGACAACCAGGACATGTTTATGCTTGTATAGTAGACGTTTCACACGGCAAAGGTCTCGACTATTCTGCGTTCCATATCATTGACGTAACTCAAATGCCATATCGACAAGTAGTGGCATTCAGAAACAACACGATCAGTCCTATTGAATATTCTGAAACTATCACTCGTGTTTGTAAAATGTATAACGAAGCAGCTGTCCTAGTTGAAACAAACGACATTGGCGGACAAGTTGTTGATAGCATATATAATGATTACGAATATGAAAATATTCTATATACTGCTGCATCGGGTCGTGCTGGTAAGCAAATCTCTAATGGATTTGGTTCTCAGAATGCTGAGCGCGGCGTGAGAACAACTAAAGTTATCAAATCAGTTGGCTGCTCACTGTTAAAATTGTTGATTGAGCAAAATCAATTGATCGTAAACGACCACAATACTATTCAAGAACTGACTACGTTTTCTCGCAAAGGTAGCAGTTATGAAGCAGAAGCAGGTCACCATGACGACTTGGTCATGCCACTTGTTTTGTTTGCATGGATGTCTGATCAAAATTATTTCAAAGAAATGACAGACATCAATACATTGCAAAGATTGCGAGAGAAATCAGAAGAAGAATTGATGAGTGACTTACTACCTTATGGATTCCTCGATAACGGGACGGATAATAATGCTGTGAATGAGCTAGGTGTTGACGTAGAATCTCCACACTGGATGAATATGATTGATAGCTGGCATTGAATCTGGCTATTGTATAAATAAAGAGAATATTCTCATAATAAACCTTTGAAAAAGGAGAAACATATGTCATTCCAATTAAGCGCGGGCATTAATGTTAGTGAAGTTGACCTAACTACTATCGTTCCTGCGGTATCAACGTCAGACGGCGCAATCGGCGGCGTTTTTCGTTGGGGTCCTGTAGGAAAGCGAGTATTAGTAGACTCAGAAAACACACTCGTATCACGTTTCGGCAAACCGACAAATCTAAACGCAGAAACATGGTTGACAGCATCAAGTTTCTTGGGTTATGGTAACCGTCTACACGTTTCAAGAGCAGCAAATACTACAGGTTCATCACCTATCGCAACTTCGGCTACAATCGAAGAAGGCAATACAGTTGTGTTGATTGCAAACACTTCCGGTTTGACCAATGCAATGTATGTTGCGACTGCTTCAGACAATGCAATTACCCCGGGTGCTAAAATCGCGTCAGTTAACTCAACTGCAATCGTTTTGTCTTCTGCTTCTGCAGTCGTAAACAGCTCTTCAGGTGCATCAATCCAGTTTGTCACAAATACTGCATTCACTGCAGTAGCTAATAGCGGTTCAGTTGCAAGTTTGGTTGCACAGATTGTCAAGAACGAAGATGATTTCTTGGCAAAAGACGTTAGCACGTTTGATTCTGACGTTCATTTCGTGGCAAAATATCCTGGTGAGATTGGCAACTCATTGAGAATTTCTGTATGCGGAAATTCAGCAGGTCATTCTTCAGACATCAATTTGGGTAACTCAACATACTACGTTGCAAACTCAACGACAACTAAATCTTCTAGTGTCAAGACAGTTGTTAATCAGTCAACTGCTACAGTTACTGTTGACGTTATGTCTTCAGATTATGCTTCATCAAACACCGAAGCAAATACTACTATCTGGAAAATCTACAACGCATTGAACGTGACTGACAAACTAGAAATCGGCACGCAGAATATGAAAATTACTGCAATCAGTTCACCGGTTGTCACTGGAAACACTACTGAAGCATCTGCGACATTCACACTAACCTTCGATGATGTTTTGAAACAGGCATCTAACGTAGTTGTGAGCAGCTCTTCAAGCAGTAACGTTTTGACTCGTCACTGGGAGTTCTTTGACTCAGTTGACGCAGCACCAGGCAAATCAGATTACTTGCTGAACTTCGGAAACACATCAGTCAATTCTGATGAAATGCATGTTGTGGTCGTTGATGAATTGGGTAAATTCTCAGGTGTTCCTGGAACTTTGCTCGAAGTATACAGAGCAGTTTCTCGTGCTACTGATGCTAAAACCATCGACGGCGCAGGAAACTACTACAAAGATGTTATCAACCAGAACTCAAACTACGTCTATGCAATCAATGACATTACTGGTGCAAGCTCTTCTACTGCAGATCAATTGACTTCTTCTACACTAGATGCAGTCTCATTCAACTTCGTATTGGGTAAAGATGGCGCAGACGAGTCTAATGTCGGAATGACTGATCTTGCAAACGCATATGATCAATTCATCTCCGCAGAAGATGTTGACATTTCATTGTTGCTCACCGGCAAACTAGTGAACGGAACAGCAGGTCAACTTCCAAACTACTTGATTGACAACATTGCAGAAGTCAGAAAAGATTGTGTTGTATTCGTTTCTCCTTCAAAAGAAAATGTTGTAGGTAAAACAGGAAGCGCAGCAGCTGATGCAATCGTGGCTACAAGAAATACTCTACGTTCAACGTCATATGCCGTTATGGACTCCGGTTATAAATACATGTATGACCGCTACAATGACTTGTATCGTTGGATTCCATTGAACGGTGATATTGCAGGTCTCTGCGCAAGAACCGACAATTCAAACGATCCATGGTGGTCACCTGCTGGTTTGAACCGCGGACAGATCAAGAATATTGTTCGTCTCGCATACAACCCATCACAAGCAGATCGTGACACGCTATACAAGAACAGCGTAAACCCTGTAGTTACATTCCCGGGTCAGGGAACTATCCTATATGGTGACAAGACATTGCTAAACAAACCATCTGCGTTTGATCGTATCAACGTCCGTCGCTTGTTTATTGTTCTGGAAAAAGCTATCGCACGAGCATCAAGAAGCACATTGTTTGAATTTAACGATGCTTTCACTCGCTCACAATTCAAGAACTTGATCATTCCGTATCTGCGTGATGTTCAAGGTCGCCGTGGAATCACTGATTTCTTGGTAGTGTGCGATGAGTCAAACAATACTGCAGAAGTTATCGACCGCAATGAATTTGTAGGTGACATTTATATCAAGCCTGCTCGTTCAATCAACTTCATCCAGTTGAACTTTGTTGCTGTTAGAACCGGTGTCGCATTCTCCGAAGTCGTCGGACAGTTCTAATAAATAATCGAAAGGAATAGGAGAATAACATGCCTTTTAACATCAACACGTTCAGATCACAAGGCTTGGTCAATGGCGGCGCTCGTCCGTCATTGTTCGAAGTCGAGATTCCTGACTATCCAGGTTTGGAAAAGTTGAGATTTGTCGCTAGATCATCGCAACTACCTGCGATGACTATCGGCGATATTGACGTTCCATATTTTGGCAGAAAAATCAAACTAGCCGGCGATAGAACATTCGCCGACTGGTCAGTCACTATCATGAATGATGAAGATTTCAAATTGCGCGCTCGCTTTGAAGAGTGGTCGAACAAAATGAACACCATCATCTCAAACGTTAATGCTTTCGGCAACAACCCATCGTCATACAAGTTTACTGCTATTGTTAGACAATATTCAAAGGCAGGTAAATCAGGTGACAACGTAGGTAAACCTATCCGCGCATATCGTTTCGTGGGTATCTTCCCTACTCAGATTGATGCAATCAACCTAGATTGGGATCAAACTAACCAGATTGAAACTTTTGACGTTACTTTCTCATATGATTGGTGGGAACCGGTCACTGAAGAAAATACAACGGGCGCAGTGAATTACGACATTACCTCAACAGGTTCTGGATTCACGCCTACGTCAACTGGCCGATAATTCAGACCTCTGGTATGAACGTTTAATATTTGTTTATATAGGGGGCTATTAAAATAGTAGCCTCCTATTTTTTGAAAGGAATCACATGGCCAGCCTATTCGGATTTGAAATAAAAAGAAAGCAAGATAACGGTGACTTGCCGTCCTTCACTCCTGAATATAAGGATGACGGAGCAGTTGTTGTATCGGCAGGTGGTCAATACGGAACTTATATTGACCTTGACGGAACAGTTCGCACTGAAGCAGAACTGGTGTCTAAATATCGTGAAATGGCACAACAGCCGGAGATTGACTCTGCAATCGAAGACATTGTAAACGACTCAATTGTAACCGAAGAAAATGTTAAAACTGTCGAATTGGTTCTTGATGACGTTAAAATCGCAAACAATGTCAAAAAAGCAATCACAACTGAGTTCGAAAACATCCTCAGTTTGTTAGATTTCAATAAGTATTCATACGACATCTACAAAAAATGGTATGTTGACGGTCGACTATATTATCATGTCATTATTGATGACAAAAAACTTGGCGACGGCATCAAAGAGCTTCGCTATATCGACCCTAGAAAAATCCGCAAAGTTCGTGAAGTCGCCAAGAAGCGTGACAAGTCGGACCCGCAAGCATCTCCCATCCAGAAAACTGCAGCAGAATACTATGTCTACAACGACAAAGGATTCCAAGCTCGTGCGGGCGCTCAAGCAGCGATGGGTTCAACGAATGGATTGCGTATTGCAAAGGATTCAATCGTCCACGTTACATCAGGTTTAACTGATCGTGACGGAACTATGGTCCTAGGTTATCTACACAAAGCAATCAAACCTATGAACCAATTGAGAGCATTAGAAGATGCTACTCTGATATATCGCCTCACAAGAGCACCTGAACGTCTGATCTTCTACGTTGACGTAGGTAACCTTCCGAAAGTCAAAGCAGAACAATATCTGCGTGACATGATGACTCGTTACAAAACTCGTCTAGTATACGACTCAAACACCGGCGAAGTTCGTGATGACCGTAAGTTCATGACGATGACTGAAAACTACTGGATGGCTCGTCGTGAAGGTGCTAGAGGAACCGAAATCTCCTCATTGCCTGCTGGTCAAAACCTAGGCGAACTAGAGGACGTTAAATATTTCCAGCGCAAACTATTCAAATCTCTGAATGTTCCGTTCACTAGAATGGACCCTGAGTCACAATTCTCACTAGGTCGTCCTTCGGAAATCACCAGAGAAGAAGTTAAATTTGCTCGCTTCATTGATAGATTGCGTTTGCGTTTCTCTGAACTATTCATGGGATGTCTTGAAAAGCAACTGATTTTGAAAAACATCATGACACCCGAGGATTGGGATGTCTTTTCAAAAGATTTCAAATTCAAATATGCTCGTGATAGTTTCTTTGCCGAATCCAAAGAAATGGAAATTTTGAATGATCGCCTAGCAGCACTAAATAACATCGTAAATTATGCTGGCAGATATTATTCAAACGAATGGATTCGCAAAAACGTTCTGCGTCAAACTCAAGATGAAATCGAAGAAATTGACGAGCAAATTCAGAACGAGCAAGGCAATCCGCAGTATGCACCTGTCGGACCTGATGGGCAGCCATTAGATCAAGGAATGCCTCAACAAGATATGCCAACCGAAACACCGAGTGGAGCGTCAATGCCTCCGCCTGAACCTACTAATACAGGAGTCAATGTGCAATGAGTGATGATAAATACAACATTGAAGATATTGTGAATTATTCTTCAGCAGAAAACCCGTTAAACGTCAAGAACGCAGTCGACTCATTGATGCTATCAAAGATTCATGCTGCAATCGAGGCAAAGAAACTTGAAGTCGCTAAATCAATGTTTGGCGGCAACTCAGAACCTGAAATCGAGTTCGAAGACGAAGAATGGGATGACGATGAAGAAGATGAAGATAGCGACGAAGATGACTTCGACATTTCTGACGATGACCTAGAAGATCTATTCAACGATCTGGAAGATTTGAACTTGGATGATGACATTGAGGACGAAGACATTTCAGATTCAGAGGAAGAATAAATGGCAAAGAACTTAAAAGATATTCTAGGTGGGTATACACCGAAGCCTGAAGGCGAAAAGCAATTCGTTGCGAAGCACTCAGTCAAGAAAACTGCTGACGCCAACAAGAATGGCGATGACGTTTTCAACGCATCTAAAGTCAAAACAGTCAATCGTGCATCAGAGCGTCACGGTTATGACGCAGGGCAGGATGAAAAGGTTTATGAAGAAACCATGACTGCCGCTGACAAAAAGAAAGAAAAAGCTATTAAAGCAAAAACTGACAAGTCAGGCATGAAAGCATCTATGCAAAAGCAATATGGTGCTGAAAAGGGTAAGCAAGTTTATTTCGCAACCATTCGCAAGCATGCAATGGAGTCTGTCGAGATTGAAGAAGGTTTGAAGTATGCACAAGTCGAACCTAAAGACGTTAAAGCAGTCCTAGCAGCACATCGTGCAACTGGTGAATCTGCTCGTCATATGGGCGGCGGCAAGATTGCATATTCTGGAAAGAAACTTGTCACATCACAGAACGAATCTGTTGAAGAACTAGATGAAGCTGTTTCACAAGACACTTACGATATGCACCACAAGCGCGCAATGAAAGCTGTTGAAGACATTGCTAAGCACTTGATGAAGCACAAAGCAAATTGTGACAAATCAAACAGCAAATGGGCTCACTCTGACGGTCTATGGATGGTCAAAGATCTTTCTCGTCAATTGGAAGACACTGCACACAATCTAGCAGCAACCAATGAGAGAACTGCTGAAATGAACTCACCAGTTGTTGATAGAGGATAATCATGGCAGTTCTAATCAACAAAAAAGGCCTGTCGGCAGTTATTCATTTGACCGCAAACGCAACTGTTAACGTTGTTGGTAACTCCTCAGTCAGTGACATTGCAGTCGGTGATGAAACTGTAACAGGTGCATACATTTCACAAATTTGGTATGGAACATCCAATGTATCAACCGGATATTGGGAAATCAAGCGTGGATCAAACACCGCCGGTGTATTTTCTACCACAGGTCATATGAATTTTGTTGCCAGCGGAATTGCACTCAATAAAGATGTAGGCGCTACTTTAGTTGCAAATTTGAATTCTGCCGCAACAGGTTTTGTCATTATTGAATTGACAAAATCACCTACTAATAGCGTATACTCATAAGGAATAGCAAAATGAAACTCATTTTGGAAGATATTGAAGATGTAAAGTATATCACCGAAAAGCGTGAAGACGGTAAGAAGAACCTATACATTGAAGGTATCTTCATGCAAGGTGGGATCAAGAATCGTAATGGAAGAATCTATCCTGTTGACGTTCTAGTCAATGAGGCAAATCGTTACACCAAATCATTAGTTGAAGCAAAGAGAGCATACGGTGAACTCGGTCACCCAAATGGTCCTTCTATCAACCTTGATCGTGTATCACACAGAATCGTTGAACTGAGACAAATTGACAACTCAGGAAATATTTACGGCAAGGCGCAAATCCTTGACACCCCAATGGGTAATATCGCTCGCGGCATTATCGAATCTGGTGGTTCTTTGGGTGTATCGTCTCGCGGTATGGGAACGATCAAAGAGAGCGGAGGCATCAAAGAAGTTCAAGCTGACTTCTATCTTGCAACCGCAGCAGACATCGTTGCAGATCCTTCAGCACCTGATGCATTCGTTCAGGGCATCATGGAAGGCGTTGAATGGGTATGGGACAATGGTATGCTAAAAGCACATCAAATCGCTGAGCAAACTGCTCGTGAAATCAATTCGGCATCTGCTTCAAGAAGTCTCAGTGGAGACAGAAAACTCGAGATTTTCGAGGCATTCTTGGATCGTATGGCGAGAAAATAATTTCTAATTTGTCAATTTTATAAATAACTAAAACGTCAAATCAAAAGGAGCATTATAATGCTAAGCAAACAAGAACAAGACCTTATTGAAAAGGTTGTTGCTGGTGGCGGCGCAACTGGCCAATCAATGACAGCTGATCCTACTGGTTCTGTCGCACAAGCACCTGGCAATTCAAAGAAGCAAGGTGATTCTATGCCTAAGTCACAGAACCCTGCTGGAACCGGCATTGAAGAAACCGATCCCGAAAATAACGTCAAACCTACTGGCGACATGTCTGCGCAAAACAAGGCATCAGTTGCTATGAAGGGTTCAGCAGTCAAGGAAGACCTCGCAAGTATTTTCGGCGACTCATTGACTGAAGAACAACTAGAAAAGGCAGCAGCGCTATTTGAAGCAGCAGTTGCATTGAAAGTTGCAGATCTCGAAGAAAGCTATGCAGCAGCACTTGACGAAGAAGTTGCGTCTGTCAAAGCAGAACTCACCGAACAAGTCGACCAATACTTGTCATTCGTCGCTGAAGAATGGATTGCTGAAAACGAAGTCGCAGTCGAATCTTCATTGAAGAACGAATTGACCGAAGAATTTATTGAAGGTCTAAAGAATCTATTTGCAGAACACTACATTGAAGTTCCTGCTGATAAAGTTGACGTTCTAGAATCACTAGCTGCTCAAGTTGAAGAACTCGAGTCAAAACTCAATGAAGAAATCAATGAGAAGATTGAACTCAAGAACGAAATCAACAAGCATGCTATGAAGGAAGCATTTGCTTCTGTAACCGAAGGTTTGGTTCTAACTCAAGTCGAGAAGTTCCGCACCATCGCAGAAAGCCTTGAATTTAATGGCGACCTAGATGCATATACACGCAAATTGGAAACCATTAAGGAGAATTATTTCTCCGGTAAGAAAGTTGCAACCTCAAATATCTTGACTGAAGAATTTGAAGGCGACGACTCATCTGCAGCACCTGCTGTTAATGGCGAGATGAGTAAATATGTATCTGCTATTTCTAGAACGCTTAAGAAATAATTTGATATAAATAAAACTATCAAGAAAACCGAAAGGGAGTTAAAACAACATGAATATCCTAGCTGAGGAAATTTCCAAGAAGTGGGCGCCTGTGCTTGAGCACGCCGATCTCGCCCCTATCAAGGACTCACACCGCAAGGCAGTTACTGCTACGCTTCTAGAAAACACTGAGCGCGAACTCCGTGTTTCTGCTGGCTACAACCAGCAATTGAACGAAGCAGGCATCCCTGTCAACGCAATGGGCGCATCTTCATCTGATGCATCAACCGGCGCAATCGACACCTTCGACCCAGTGCTTATCTCATTGGTTCGTCGTGCAATGCCTAACCTAATCGCATACGACATCTGCGGCGTTCAGCCAATGACTGGTCCTACCGGACTTATCTTCGCTATGCGTTCACG